TTAGATCTGACAACGTCATAGCCATTAATTTGACCATCTGAGCCAACGATCATTTGACCAAAGCCACTAGCTTTATCTACAGATTTAAGAGTTCCCCAATCTGAAGGTTTAGCAATATACTTCAAAGAACCTTGTAAAGCATTATCAGCAGAAACAGCCGACTCCATCGCTACCAACTCAGGGAAGGTAGGTGTAGCAGCAGCAAAAGTTGTTGTGTTAATACCTGAAGTTGCAGAAATGCCTGTTGGCTGTCCTGAAGAACCAGAACCAGCTAAAGCACCTAAATCAATTGCAAGAGCAATAGCTTCAGATAGGTCATTTCTTACTAGGTTTTCAACATCTAAACTTGACTGTTGAAGCATAAGTCTAGTCATTTCAGTATGTCCACCAATTACTTTTGGAGACATTGTTACTGAACCAACTGTAAATTCACTCTCAGTACTATTTCCACCCTCTGTTGCTATCCAAGCAGCGGTAGAAGCAGCAGTTTTCTTAGGTATTACAACATTGCCTTGTAATCCTCTAAGCATAGTAGCTCCAGCGTTCATTACTGAAGATTTGTTTCTTAATACGTCTATGAAGTCTCCGCCTCTGTAATCTTGAGCGATTAGAGTTGCGTCATCTGAAGTATTTAAGTCTCTTTGTCCCCAAGACCTTAATAAATCTGAAGGCATCATGATACCTTGAGCAGTTTTACCTTGTTGTCTTGCAGCTTCGTTTGAACATTCAAATTCAAATGCAGCAGCTTCTTGAGCTTTTCTATCTGTTGGGTTTGCTAAAGCATTGATAGCTCTCACTAATGAGAATTCTCTTACTTCTTCTTTAGTCATACCAATTTCTGAAGGAGTTTCTAAAGGAGTGTTGTTAGAAATATTTTCTAATAATACACCTCTAAATTCCTCAACAGAAATGCCATCACTTATTGCTTTATCAGCTAAATCTCTTTTGTTGTGCTTAACAGCTAAGTCTATGATTTCTTTAGAATTTCTTTTGAATTCAGCTTTAGCTTCAGCAACAGTTTGTGATCTAACTTCATCAAGATTAATTTCTTGTTTTTCGTTTTCCATTATTTTCACCTTTGTTGTTTGTGTTTTTTGTTTATCTTTAGAACGACCAACTCCGACTAACCTACTTTGATCTGCTGGTACTGATACAGAAGATACTTCCATGGGAGTCCATTCAGCTTTGTAATAAGTTTCATCATCTTTGTTCATTCTTGTTAATTTATCGACTCTGTAACCAACAGATATATTCATACGAATACCATCAGCTACATCTTCAAAAACTTCTCGAGCTAAAGCAGATTTACCAAATCTAACTACTGCTATTGTCCTTTTAGCAGTCTCGTCAAGTTTAAATTCTTCTATTACACCAATTTGCTTGTTCATATCATGATCCAAGAGTAATGGTGCGCGTCCAGATGAAATAAACTCCATGTTTATATCATCAGCCGAGTGTCCTAGCACTTCCATGCCGAATGACCTCTCTACAGGTTCTTCAGAAGAGACTCCAACTCGTACCATTCTTTTTTCTTCATCAATGTACTCAGAACGAGATAAATCAATAGTCCTATATTTCATCGGCATATTAATTACATTTCTTTCTTCTTCATTTGAATCAGACATAGATACTTCATCAGTTATCTCTACTTCTTCACCCTCATGTTCTACATCCTCATGCTTTGCAAACTCAACAATTACTGTATTGTCAGTTTCACTAACATTAAGGATATGTCTATCTTCTTTATTCATAGATTTCTCCTCACTATTTAGTGGATGTTTTTCCAATTCATTAGAATTGAAATCGTTAAAATCCCTAATGGGATTGATTTTTGTTAAAGTGCTGAACTTATGTCCTACTTCAATATCTGTAGGTTCGCCACTTCTATAAACTTGTATTAAGGCTGCTGGATCATCTTTAGTTCCAGTGATAGTTAGTTCACTATTAGGAATGTTTATTTTCCCATCCCTTTCAATCTTAATTATTTTTCCTCTAGCTCTTCCACCAGCACTATTCCAACTTACAAAATCACCTGTCTTTAGTGCATCAGGCATAGCTCTATCTTCTTCTTTTTTCATTTGTTCAACCAATCTTTTTGACCAGGTATAACCAGCATCACCACCCCATAACGCCCAAGCTATTCTTCCATTAGAGGGATAACCTTCTTCACCGGGACTAAATCCCTCTGCCTGCTTATCAACTTGATGTCTGCTAAAATAGCTATACATTCTTTTAATTGTTTCGTCAGATAGATTTTCATTTGCTACTATTTGCCTTGCTCTTACAGCTCCAACTCTAGTACCGCCTCTACCAAATTCTTCACGCCAATCTAAACCTTTTTGTGCTTCAGCTTTCATGCCTTGATTAGGTTTACTCATCATCATCTCCGCCCTGTATCTTTGCTTCTACAGGTAGTTTCTGACCAAATGGCTGATAAGCTATTTCAATATCATATTGTTTCGCTAGTTCTATTTCTTTTTGATGCTGTTCAAATAATTCTTCTGTATCTCTTCCATAAGAAGCAGATATGTCCGCATAAGTTAAAGTTCCATTTTGTAGACCAACAACATTAGCTTGCATTTCTTTTAATGGATCTATCCAGGAGAATGATCTAGGTATAAAGTTCACTGAATTAGCAAATTTATCAAACTTACCTATTGGCAAATTGATATATCCAGTTGATATAGTCATTTCTAACCATGATTGAAATACAGGGTTAATAAAATGCTCAACTACAAACTGCTGATAAATCATATACATAGATCTATCTTCTAAAGCACCTTGTCTAATAGAACTGTAATTAACTGAAGTTAAATCGTTTGAAAGTGAGTGATACGAAATATTTAAACCAGAAGCTATGCTTCTTAATACGCTAGTTGTAAAAGAATCAAATGCAGATGTAGGATGCGTAGGATCAAATGCCTTAAAATCCATGCCTGCTGGTAATTGTTCAAAAACACCAGCTTGAGCATTAGTTGTAGGATTAAATCCATCCTCAAACTCACCATCACCAACATAACCATCACCATCTGGAGATGTAAAGAATCCCATTTTAGAAGCTCCAACCCTTGCAGCTACTATTTCTGCTTCTAAATAGCCATTTAACATCTTCACATTAGCCATAGCAGTTGCAACTAAAGATATACCTCTAGTTTGCTCTGCTCTTTGTGGTAAGTAAGCGTGAATTATTTCATCTGCTGGAACTCTAATATGTTCTATGTTTCCCATATATGTTCTTTCATAAGGATGTTCTTTAAATAAGTGGTAAGCTACTGGTTTGTCGTATTTATTTACCTCAACACCCATCTTTATTCTATTGCCAGTGCCTTTGTAGTAGTCATTTTTAGTTTCATCTAAATGATCTGCTTCTAAAAACTGTAATGTAAATCCAAAAGGTGATTCATTAGACTTAATTTTTCTAATTAATACTTCACCATCTCTACATAAAGATTCAATAAAGATTTTTTGGCAGTCTAAAAAGCTCAATCTGCCATTAGCAGTACAATTACCAACCTTAGACCATTCCTTCCAGGCACGTTCAATAAGTACGTTTGCACCTATATCTAATGATCCATCATCATTTCTTGCTTTTGAAGATACTCTGATTCCATGCTTACCAATAACATTAGATACCATTAAGTTAAGATATCTTGATATATATGAGTCATTACGTGCTAATTCTCTAGCTCTATCTCTTAATATTCTTATATTGTCTTTAATTTCTGCATCAGCACTTGTAGATGATGTAATAAAGTCAGCAAATAGCCTTCCAGTGTTAGCACCAGAGTAACTTCTTTTAAATGTTTGTTTTTTTTGTCTTTTAGGATTATCTAAACCTAAAATTCTGCTATACCATGCCATTATTTAGTAAACCTCACCTTGGGTGTATTTCCTGTACCCTGTCCGTTTCTAATTCTTGCTAGTTTTATTTCTTTTAAGTATTCAGCCTTATATCTATCTCTAAATGTCATAAGTTCATCTATAGACATTCTGGAAAGTGATCTACCAGCAATAGACATTGAGCTTTGATCCATTGATGCTCTGTTTTCAATAACAGCTTCTATTGCATCTACTACTTTTTTAGCATGACTTCTAAGATCAGCATTTGTATTAGCTAAATTTTCGGTAATTGATGTTCTGCCTGAGTCCACCATGATTCTATTAGAATCAGAAGTCTTAGTTATATATGCTTCCCAGATATAATCGCCAACTGAATAACCAGTTGTAGATGATGATGCAGCTTCTATGTAATAAGTAGAATTAGCTTCTACAGCAGTAAGTGTGAATTTATGTATTCCACCACCACCTGAGTCGTTATGGAACTCAAAAGTAAGTGAATATGATGCTATGGGATAGATTTCAGCTAAATCGTCACGTTTCCATGCCCAAAAATCACCCAATACAAGCGTACTAGGTTCTTTTGTTGGGTAGTTTTCTCTATCAAATGCGTTAGACAAGCAAAAACCTCATTAATTATTATTAGATTAATCTACTAATAACACTAAGGTGCATAAGCTAATTGTCAACTCTTGGGTATGATATTTATATATCTATTTCCAAGAAGTAGCAAAATTACCTCTATTTATACCTTTTTTTGGTGTATTTTGTGATTTTTGTTGAGGTGTAGACTCCTGAGTTAGTATTTTATGCTCAATACTATCAAAATTAGGATTTAGGATATAAATAGCAGCAAAGTTATATACTAAAGTATCTAATGCTTCATTCCTTGGTCTAATCTGCTTCCAGGCAAGCGTTTTTCTTCCTCTAACAAACTTAGTGATTCTTTTTTCTGCTGTGAGCTGTTTAAAGTATTCTTCATCAAGGTCTGAGCAGAAATGTAAGGTAGTTTGATCAGGATCAGTTGCTAATCTAGCAAAAACAGCTTCTTTTGCACTATCAGTACCAACACCATAAAGAACAGCTTTATTTTTACCAACAAATGTTGGTCTATTAGCTATAGGTTTGCCAGCAGTAGATAAACCTTTGATTGCAAAGACTCTTCTACCTTGTCTTGGCTTAGTAAATTGATAAACCATGTTGGTATGATGTCCACCTGAGTCAATGGTTGTGCAAGATATAGGTATGATTCTATCTGAATCTGTTTTAAATCTTTTCTTTAGGTAAGCATCTAAATCTGACCAAACATTCTGACTATTAGGATCTCCCCAAAATATCTTGTAATCACAAACATAAGCCAAATAATCCTTACCCCATCCAACTAATTGCAGCTCTATCCTATCCTTCTGAACATCACATCCAGCAGTTAGAACTAATACTTCTTCTGGAATGTTAGTAAAGTCATAGTTTAATCTGCGTTCAAGTAGTGTTTCATATTCAACAGCATCACCCTGTTCTTCCCAGCTTTCACCAAGACTTGTATTTATAAATGTTTTTAATGTTTCTGGATTCTTTTTTGCTTCTAAGAAGTTCTTTGCCATATCTGCCCAGGTAGACCAAACACTGTATAACTCTGAGATATGAAATCCTGCTACTTTGTTTGTTGGTTTAGTTGCTATCCATTCACCATTCTTAATCATCCATTGTTTTTTAGATTCACTAATAACAGCACCACATCCATCACACGCATAATTAGCTGTTTCTGGTTTTTCATCATCCCAAACTACGTTTTTCCATTTCAAAACCTGTTTATGATTACACTCTGGACAAGGTACATGGTAATAACGCTGATCTGATTCTTCAAAAGCATCTTCAATAGCAGATATACCTTTTACAGTAGGAGTGCTACACATAAAAATCTTCCTATTCCAAAATGTTTTAGTTCTTGCTATTGCAAGTGATATTGGAGATCCCTCAGAACCAGCACTTGTTTCATATCTATCAACTTCATCCATTAATAGAATTCTGATTGGTCTTGAGGCAAGTCCACTAGCGCTGTTACTACCAACTATAGAGATATGACCGCCAGCAAATGCTTTGTGCATAGTTGTATTACCACTATCTCTGCTTCTAGCATCTTTTACAGAATCTTTTAACTTATCACTATCCCTTATCATGGCTGCAAGTCTATCTTTACTAAATGCTTGTCCCATTGCTAAAGTTGGCTGCACGCAAAGCATTGGAGATGGATTCTGGTCAATGTAATAACCAATAGCATTAAGTAAAATTTCGGTCTTACCAACCTGAGAACTAGTCATAACAACTATACGTTCTATGTTTGGATTGTTAAAAGCGTCTAAAATACCACGTTGGTATTCAGCTCTATCAGTTCTCCACTGACCAGCTTCAGCAGAAGATTCAGGTGATAGTCTGCGGTACTTATCCGCCCACTCTGATATCTTAAGTGTTGGTGGAGCTTTCCAAATCTGATTGGTCTTGCTCACTACTTTGTCTATATTTTTTAGGTATTCCATGTTGTGCTAATTCATCTAATGCTTCATGCACTTGATCTTTTATTAATTCCTCTGCTTCTGAATATGTATCTATTGTAATAACTTGATGTGCAACTCTTGATGGTAGTGCCAATAGCTTTGCTCTAGCATTAGCTACGTAATCAATCCAAGTATCTTCTACCAATTGTGAGGGTATCAAGTTACCCTCTAACTCTTCTACTTCTAATTCGGCTTTTCTAGCTTGAGCAGCAGTTAGTTTGGTTTTTTCTTCAGCAATATCACCTGATCCGCTACGTTTATGATAGCCACCAAGTTTTCTTAGGTATGAGATATATGCAACTCTGCAAACATCTATATTTAACGGACTTCTTCCAGGTTTTGAAGGCAAGATACCATCTCTAATCAATTCTGATACTCTTTTAACTGATAAATCCAAATGGTCTGCAACCTCTCTTTGTGTAGCCATACAGCGTGTTTATTACCCTATTAAATCTAGACTGTCGCTAGAAAAAAAGTGTGGTCGACATAAACCCATGATATTTGCTGTAGAAGAACCTAGTAATGGGGGGTGTATCATCTTCTTAATATCCTTCTCATTTCTTTATCTAAAGCCTTAGCCATGTTATTTTTTACAACACCACTAACAGTCTTAAAAAAATCAAATCTTTTTCTAAAGTTTTGTTGCTTAGATAGATTGACCATCATTCTTATCTTAGCTCCAGCAGATGAGCCTGTAGCGTTTCTTCCATACCTCTCCCAAACACCATAACCTGCACTAGAAAAACCTTTTGGAACTCCAACAAAATATTTATCATCATTACTAAAGTATTTATTTCTGTTGCCTGCTGTTATGTTTCCATATTGATTGGTCTTAGTATTCTTTGTTGGAATTATTACATTGCTTTTTTGTGGAGTCTTGGGCTTCCCACTTAGAAATGGTTCTAAATATTCTGAAGGTGGTTTGCCATACCCACCCTTATTTCTTATAAATACTAATGCAGATAAGTCTTTTGGTTTAGCCGCAAATACCAAAACACTTTTAACTGTTTTAGATACAGGCTTATCAAAACTCTTAGCAAACTGACTTCTCATTGCATTTGCTGATTTAGCTGCTACAACATTTATGCCATCTGCAACAATCTCAGGTATATGCTTTTTTTGAAATATACCTAACTTCTTATTTAGCTCTTTAACATTAGATTCAATATTTATACTTACAGTCATTTCTTCCTCCACCATGTTTGAGTCTCAAACTTAAGTCCTAATTCTTTTGCCTTACGTCTTACTGTTGATGGGTGAACATCATAAGACATAGCTATATCATGGCTGGACTTACCCTGTTTGATCTTCTCTTTTAATTTATCTTTATTTATTTTCACTATGATAATTATAAATTGTTGTAGTGTTCAATCAAGCGATTTAAGTACCAAACACACTTCTCTAAGTCTTGTATGTTTGCATCTTTATACTTATGTCTATGCAAATACTTAACAGCAGATCCTTCCAAGTACGCTGGATAGTTACTACCCAACTGTTGTTTGATGTAATCAATACACTCAACGCCACCCTTGTTGTAGTGCGGGGGTTTGTTTACTAAATCTGCTTTCATTTGCTTCTCCAGTAACCCTTATAACCAATTAAATATTTCAAAGCCGCAATTACATTTGCTATATCATCTGCTGTAATCCAACGCTTAGATTCTAAACCCATAACGCAATGCCAAGTTTCTTTATGTGATGTACATCTCTCTAAATCTATTTCTGTTTTCCAATCACCATCTATTAATAATTCTAAAACCTGATGCTCTTTGTCTAATTTCCAATTACCCCATGATGTTATTTCAGGTGTTGGTGGTTCTGCTAAAATCTCTTTTAAAGATCTAAAACCTAATTTATTAATTCTAGTTATTTTTTGTTTATTCATTTTTTTCTCCTTTTAGTTATTTCGTTCTTACATTTTTGTATGACCTTCTTCTTTGCACTAGATGATTCAATGTAATCATTTAGATCTTTAATCGTCATACTCTTTAGATAGTAATGCTCAGTAGTTGTCTTGCCTGTAGCTCTATCTCTAATCTTTTGACTTGCCTTTAGTTTCATTGGCATCTGCTTTCTCCTTTTTCTTTTTGCCAAATATGGCTTCAAAATTTTTATCAAATTGTTCTTGGTCTATGTCCATTGGTCTTTTCTTACTCCCTTTACCGCCATGCCATTTGCTCATGTGTAGCTAACTCTTTTAAACTGGATGTCCAGATTCTTTTTCTTAAATGTTTCTTTAGCTGATAGATAATCTGGGTGCATAAACCTAAACAACTCTTCAACGCTAAAAAGCACCACATCCTTATCAGATCCATGCAATTCTTTTAATCTAGGTATTTGTGTATCTGTATCACAAACAATAGCGATCTTGTTGTCTCTGTATTTGTAGCATCTAAAATCATCTTCTAATTTGCTGTAGCCATTATCAGCAGCTTTATCTACCAATGCAGAATATGCTCTATACATCATTTCAATCATTTCAATCTTTTTTTTTGGTGAGGATTCAATCAAAGATTCATCAAATAACATTTGTGCTTTACAAAACTTAATCTCTAATTGGACATCAACACATTTAAACAATCTCTTCTTACCACCCCATTCACGTTCTATAGAAGTTTCATAAGATCTAAAATCTTTTAATTGTTTTTCTAATGTTTCTAGTAAATAATTTTTCATAGGGATCATTTACAGGGAACAGGGATATACCTATAGGTATATATCCCTTCCCTCCCTGTTAATTGTTGATTTCGCATAAAACTTCCCTCAAACTTCCCTCAAACTTCCCTGTACTTCCCTGTTATTTGTTGTTATTTCATCACCCCAACTATCCCAACCAACTGCTGTCTCTCTTGCAAATAGTTCAATTCTTGGCAAATCACCACTACAACTAACTATTGTTTGTCTAAAAACATCAGGTTTTTTTGAATGTTTACTAGTTTTTTCTATTAATATATTTTTTGTATTTTTGTTTTTACAAAGTTTTTTTCCTTTTACACCAAAAATAATATGTTCAGTACAACCCCTGAAGTAGTAGCCCATACCCATAACTGGAGTACCATCTTTGTATGTTTTTAACCAAGTTATTAGTGTTTTATATTCAAAACCCCATGCCTTACAAACATCTAATCCCTCTTGTATAAAAGAATTAGTAACCCAAAGATATAAATGTGATTGATCTTCTGATATATCTTCTACTGGCATTTTTTTTATATCTTCAATGTTCATTACGTTATAAACGGATTCAGCAGAATGATTGCCATTTCTTTTATATTGCCAAGGTGGATCAGCATATATAATGTTGTATTTTTTATTAGGTAACTTAATCATATCTATTCAAACTTAGGAGCTAATTTATGGTACTCAGCAGACTGATATCCAACTGTTTCCAGGTACTTAACTTCCTCTAATTCAACTAATTTTTTTAATAATTTCTTAATACTTTCAACTGACATAACATTCCCATTCGCATCTCTTACCTTATCTTTTAGATCTTTTGGGAAAAAGTAATGATCTTCAGGGTGGTCTTTATCAGCAAATATAGACTCGCGTTCCAGTGCTTCTAATACTAATTTTTGCTTATATGTGAGCTTATCTTTTGACTTAAAATCTATATCAGTAAGCTCTAAGAACCCACTAGTTAACTCCAATCCTTCACCTATTAAATCTACTTCTTTAAATACAAAGTTCTTTTCAGCCATTCCCTGACCATCTTTGTTAAGTGTTTGTTGAAAAGATACAAACATCTGTTCATTTTTATCTATTCTTTGCACTTTAAATTCATAATCCAATGAAGCACCTATAACACTTGATCCTCTTGCTCTATTACCCTCATGCCCAGAATGGTGAACAATACATACGTTGCAATTATAAGTAGATATAAGACCATCTAATTGATGTATAAAATTACCCACATCTTCTGCACTATTTTCATTACCACCACCAAAGTTTCTCTGGAATGTATCTACTACTATCATTCCTATATCACCCTCAATAGCTTTAACAGCTTCTATCTCTTGTACTAATCTCTCAAAATCATCTTTATCACCAATCCTTACAGCCCTATCTGATAGGTATAAAGGTATAGCAGTTAAGCTGTATTGTGCTTGTTGCCAAGCTGATAGCCTTCTCTTAACACCTCTTTGCCCTTCTCCGCATATATAAAGTACAGGCTTTTTGAATGATTTATTTCCATAAAAGTCTTGACCAGATGCAATAGCACAACTCATAGCAATAGCTACAAATGACTTACCACTTTTAGGCGCACCATATATCTGCATTAAAGACTCAGTTTCTACAACATCTTTAATTAACCAATTTGGATTAGTCACCTGGCTTAATACTTCATCTGCTCTAGTAAAGGTTATAGATCCCTTTTCCTTCTTTTCTTCTACTGTTTCTATGTATTTAGTTAACGTATCATGCGTAAAATCACCACGTTCAGCAGCATCCCATAGATCATCTTTATCATTAAATGTTTCTGGTGGTTGTATAACTTTGACTTTAGATCCATTTGTTTTTAATTCTTTTGCTATCTCATTAGCACATTTAATACCAGCTTCATCATTGTCTGCCCAAATATAAACATCTCTTCCATAAATAGCTGACCAATCTGTTTTATTCCAACCCGTAGCACCACCATGCCAACAACAAACATCATAATCCCAGATACGTTCTGCTCCACGCATTGCCTTCTCACCCTCATTAACTATTACAGGTTTCTCTGGGTGTTTATTTGTTATATATAGTGGTAATAAACCTTCAGGTCTTTTCATTGACCAAGTGCCATTAGGATTTAGACTAAAGGGTGCATACTTCATAGGTAGATTTGCATTTCGCAACACCATAAAGTTATCTGCATATTTAACCTTTACTTCTGATTGTCTATACAGATCAACCATTTGCTCTCTAGAGAATGATCTTACTTTACTAGCAGTAGGGGTACTGCTATTTACAGTGGAGTTAGGGGTTTGTAAAGTAAGATCATGACCAAACTGTTTTAAAACTTCTGAGACATCTTTTCCATGCCTTTCAATTAGCCATTTGACACCACCGCCTTGACCTTCTTCAAAGTCATAGAACTGACCAGTTTCAAGTGTAAATACAAGCGAACCTTTATTGCCATATCGCCATTCATCTGACTTCTGGACTTTTGGTTCACCTAGTATTTGCCTTGCTACATCAGGTGCTATTTTTTGCCAATCGTAATCTTGCATCTAGAATGGAATATCGTCATACGTTAGATCTTGTTTATCTATCTGAGATTGAGTTGCTTTTGCAACCTGCTCACTCATACTAACTTCACCATCTGCAATCATTGGTTCTTCCCATACAGGAACAACAAAATCTGCTGGTCTATCCTTCCATCCTAAAAACTTAAATAAAGGTACATTAATATTTAATGCCTTTAACTCTATAACTTCATGAGTGTTTGTATATTCAAATACTGGCACTTTGCCTTTATTTGTTTCTATGTCCTTATAGAATTGTACTGCTAACTTTTTAAATGCCTGGTACTCACCAAAACTAAACCTAGACCATAAGTATTGCTTATTATCATTAGTATAAATATTCATACTAAATGCTTCTTTATAGCCTTCTTCTGGTTTGGGTATTTTTACAAAAGGTACATCGGCATAAGTGGTGTTATAAGATCCATTCCACATACCCCATCCAGTTTTTATAGTATCTGGGCATATCATTATTTTATCTAAACTAACTACCTCACCGCCTGCGTTCCAGGTCTTATCAGCGTTCTTATGCATAATAAAACTAGTACCAGTTTCACTTACATCATTTTCAAATATCGTACTCATTCTTCATTCTCTCCTTTTTAATGTATAGTTCTATCGCCTATACTGTTTATATAAATGCGTTCAAGATATTCATAATTGGACATCCTGTAGCTCTCGTAACTCTCTTCATTAATAATTCCTAATATTTCACACGCCTTACAAATATTCTCGTACCTTTGTCTACAAAACCTTTCAAATTCATCATCCTGATACATTTGCATTTCCTAAAACTTTTCCAATCTTTTGACATAACTCTTCTAAAGGACACATATAAGTAATTTGATTATTTTTTGGTGTAGAAGATACTAGCCAAGCTGGTACTACTACATAGATTGGCTTGCGGTCAAACTTATAAATAAGAATAGGTATAAAGTCTTGACCAGAACTTTTAATAACCTGATCCCACCACTCTTGCCTGTACATATTAGTATTACTCTTGCCATATCTTTTGCATTCAATAGCAAAGTTTCTAAAATAGATATCAGCTAAACCAGCTTTCCATGACTGGTCAAAGTTTCTTGAAACTCTATCTTCCAATCCTTCTTTTGCTAAACAATCATTAATCTTACGAACAACAAGACGTTCAAATGCAGCACCTTTAGTTCTTGAATTAATAGGCATTACTTGTCTCTATAGAGAAAAAACATTGTGACTAATAGTAAAAAAGCTATAACACCGAATGTTGTAAAAAAATTTGTGAACATATCTGCTAATATCTCAATCATTTTTAAGATCAATTATTTCTTCTCTACCACTTTTATACTTAATGTATCTGTAATGCTCACTAGAGCCTTTTTGAAAGTAATATACTGCTATGTCTTTATCAGCCTTTTCTTTGGCTAATCGTTGTCTTTGCTCTTCTACACTTGTAAAAAACTCAGTCATTCTTCTGCTCTGCTTTATGTGAACAAATGCCCAGCTTAATTAAGAACTCACCAGCTCCTTCAAGTTTCATGTAGTTCTTATCTGCAAATTCTTTTAATGCAGCGTGCATATCTGGTGTCAACCAAAGTGCCTTCTTTTCTTTAATATCTTTATTCATATTTATTTATACTCTCCATTTTTTATTTTATACATTTTTATAACTATTACAATTATAAGTTTGATATTTATATATCTTGCTTAATTTTTTTTAAGATGTGACATATAACTTCTATAGTCCATCCATTACCTAACATCTTATATCTTTGGGTGTTACTAACATGATTTGTGTAATTATCTGGTACTGTTTGTAATCGTTCACACTCAACAGGGGTAAGTTTTCTCCAGTAAACTTCTTGTTCATCTCCAACATTTGTTCTTGATGCAAATTCTCTTGTTAAAGCGTGAGACTTACCATCAACATGAAACACTCTATCTTGCATATATGGTTGAACTCCATTTGCTTTTTTACTAGGGTTTATTTGGTTTGGCTTTCTTTTATCAACCATGACTTTTGGCTCTCTGTTACCACCAGTACAAGCATTAACTGTGGGAGACTTACCATCTGGACTGTAAACTCTTTTTAATATGTCATGTCCTTTTATATCTACTGCAGTTCCTACTTGTTTGGGTGTATTATGAGTTTCTATGTATTGCTCTTTATTACCAGCAGTAAGTGTTGGGGATTTACCATTCTCACTATAAACTCTTTGCTTGGTTTCATAAACACCATCTCTATACTCAAACTCCATAATTTGTTTATCAAACACATCTGTTTCTATTCCAAGAACTTCTTTTAACTTTATCCAAATATCATCGCTTGGAATCGCAAAACTGCTGTCAGTTCTAAACCAATGCTCAACTTTGGTTATTGGTGTATTAGTTTCTTCTGCTATTTGTTTATTAGTCTTACTAGATTCTTTTTTCATTTCTCGCAAAAGATATTGCAAACTATTTATCTCTACCTCATGCTTTCTTACTTTTACTTGCTCAACATTCATACCTACTTTAATTAGTTTTTGTTGAACTAAAGTCATACCATTGTTACCAGCACCTTTATACATAGTTGCAGTCATACATAAAGATTTTTCATCATCATTTCTATAATGTCTTTGATTTCTTTTTGTATCTTTTACAGGTTGTTCGTTTGTTTGTGTCTCTAATATATCCCTTAAAACTATACCTCTTTGTTCAGGTTGCTCTATTCCAGGTATGTTAGTCCAATAATATCTAACTCTATTCTGTGCTGATACCAACGCTGAATTAATCATTATTGGCTCAACACCCATGTATTCAGATATAACATCTAAATATTCTTTCTTCATTCTTACATTTTCTAACAAAAAATATTTAGGCTTTAAATCTTTAACGCATCTCACAAGCTCAAAAAATAAAGCTGATCTAGGATCATCAAAAGCGAGCTGCTTACCAGCAAAACTAAATCCCTGGCACGGACTACCACCCATAATTAAATCAATTTGCGGTAAAGAAGATGTATCTAATTGGGTTACATCACCAACCTGGATAATATCTGGGTAATTGGCTTGGCTTACTTGGATAGCATATTTATCTATCTCGCTTGCATAATAATTATCTACCTTTATACCAAGACGATCCAATGCGATTCTTCCGCAACTCATACCATCAAATAAACTTAAAACATTCATATTTTTTATTTCCTTATATTTATACTTATTACACTTACAGTTTGATATTTATAAACTATAATCAAAAGTGAAGGGCAAATGCTAAACTCTCCATATATCTAATACTCTCTATTTAGCTACTTGCCCTTCTCTTATCCAACTCTTTTAATCTTCACATAACCAGCTCTACGTTCAGGTGCTGCTTTATATTGCACCTCTTTAACCTGAGCTTCTTTAGCTGGGAGTGTTTTCCATTCTAGAACATACTCTGCTGCTCTAGCTTTACTATGATTACCCATAGCCATCATAAGATCAGTCATTAATTCATTCTGCTTCTCTTTAGCTATCTTTATGGTTTCTTTTAATGCTTCAATTGTATCTATAATATCTACTGTATCTGCATCTAAGATCTTTTCATTTTCATCATCACCATCACTAAAAATACTTGCTGCGTGTTCTGGGGTTTCTGGCGGATAGTAATCCTCTTCTTCTACCCTTCTGTCAAAGTCCAATACAACCCTTGCCAGCTCACCTTTAAACGCTTCATCTTTTTTGTATATGTATATGCGTAAATCAGTTGATTGATACAGGACAACCAAGATCCCATAATCCGCATTTAATATATCCATGCTCGCGTGTAATTGATCTACACCTAAATATTTTGGCGGTTCATCTACTGAAGGAAAGTCTGAACTGCATTTACATTCAATAGGTATGTCTCCATTTAAAATAAGATCCTTATGCCCCACAACATAAATACCATTATCAGGATCATGACTTACTTTTAAATTGACTGTTTTGCATCTTCCATCAAGAGATGCCTGTAGTGGTAGTTCAGGGTGATCTATTTTGTAATCCACTTCAGCTTCAAGTTCAGTAATACCTAAACGTCTTGCTGCTTCTTTTATCAATACAGGTTCTAATAAGTCTCCTGTTGCCTGTCTATTAGTTTGATTCCATGTATCTTCTAAAGTTCCATGCTTTTCTGCAATAGCCTTTTTAAGACATCCATGCTTATCAAAAAATCTAGCTCTATCAAATAACGCACAAGTTATTGATGATGTTGCTCTAAACCAAGTTAATTTACCTACCATTTTATAGCTCCTTATTTATCATTCTGTTTATTTCGTAAATAGAATCACGCACTGCTATTGGCTGATTAACACCAACTACTTCAATGTATGTTCCTGATTCATCTTTGTAGAAAGATTTGAGATTTGTGAGTGAAATAGTTAAACTATCTAAACAACCTAACTTGTTAAATCTAACAGTTCTCTTAGGTTGGTTGGATTTATGTACCCTTTTAGATGTTTTACCTAATCCAGAATAATATATATTATGCGAAGTAATATCTGTCAAAAAATTCAGCTCTAGCTGTTTTGTCCCACTGCTACGCTGTTTGTATTTGACTGCTGTTCTACACATATTATTATTATCGTTTATATCTATCATAGTATTACGTTGCACCCTTATAGTATGAACTGAGTGGTTTTCCGCTTGCTTTACTCTTCAACTCTGTATTAGTACGCATAACCTCGTATTGTGCTATGTGTAATTTATTACGTTCTGAATTAGGAGACTTTTGTATCTTTGCTAGAATATTGACTAAATCCTGCAATAAATGTTTTGCATCTACTATATTCTTGTTTGACTCCAGTGGAATCGTCAGTCTTTTTACTCTATCTTGATAACTCATAACTCTCTAAACTTACTAACCTTTTGAATATATAAAAATATTTTTTTAAATACAAGTATATTTAACAACAACTACCCTCAATAAATTAGCCTAATTTTGTTAGGGTATTTTTTGCATTTAAAAGTTTATCTTTGTAATTTATAAATTGTATATTCTTTTTAAAGGACTCATATTCTACTAAATCATATTCTTCATAGAATGTATTAAGTGCTTCACCAAATATTTTGTTAAACATTGGCGAAATATCGGTAAATGTTTTTAATTTACAAGTAACAAATATAAGCATAAGTCTATTAGTTAATTCTGTAGGAACTAATTTTTTAAGCCTTTTATCACAGCCACACTGACAAACTTCCACAAAGTCATTATCTA